CCACCCGAATCGGCGAGTTGATTCGACGAATGAAGAACTTCCTTGTTACCGACATGCCCAAGTTGAACACCAGTCCGTGTGTGGTGAGTCGGAAGTCCGAGCCGTCAGGAGAGAACATGCGCGAGCGGTTCAGGTAGATACCGTTTTCCCCTTCGATCGTTCGAAGGGTCGTGAACCGCAGGTCGTCGAGGCCGCCGTGCACCTCTTCGTTGTGGTGCAACGGGTTGCCTTGCTCATCAGTAATCGAAGTGTTCAGCGCACCCAGCGCCGGGTTCGCAGCGTTCTGCTGGATCGGAATCGTCGCCTCCCGTGTGGCCCACGGGTGGATAATCGGGCGGCGGTACTTCCGGCCGCTGATCGCCGACACGTTGTCACACGCGCCTGCTCCAAGCGCTCCGAGGATCGTAGCCTTCGCCGCGAAACCACTCTGTGCGGACGCGTACGAGGACTCGGACTCGCCGGCCGTAGGCAACCGCACGTTGCCGTACCATTGCACGAACTTCCCTTTCGCGTGCATCGCGGCCGCTCCGGCTTCCACGTTGTCAAACGTCGTGCTGGTAATCGGGAACGCGCACCAGATCGTGCTGAAGTCACCAGCGTAATTCTTCAGCGCCGTCAGCGCCGACGCGATCTCGGTACCGTTCGGCTCCGGCGCAACACAGAAGAACCGCCCGGATGCTCCGGCTGCGATCGTGCCGGCGGCGAGGTCAACCGTTACGCCGCCTGTGTCGGGGACAGTGATCGATGTGGCAGTCCCGAGCGCCGTAAGCGCGGACTTGGTCTTACCGCCGTCGGATGATGTTCGATAGGTGATTCCTGTCACACCGATCGTACCTCCGCTGACGAACTCGATCAGGATGTCGTAGTCGTCGTTTGGTTCGGTGCCGGTGTCGATCGTCATCTCTGACACTCCGCCAACGCCGTCCAGGTCCGTGGTGAGTGCCCCGAATGAACCGGCAACCGACGTTCCCGTCCGGACCAAGACAACACTGATTCCCGCGTCCAGAACCAGCGCAGCGAGTTCCGCTGCTGGGCCAGCGTTCACCTCGGCCAGCATCGCCGCTTTGCCTCCAAAACTGGCCGGAGTGTCGACGGCTAGGCTGCCGCTAGACGCGAGAGTTGCCGGACCGACAACGGCAATAGGTCGGCCATCGATCGGAGGCAAAACCCCGGTCTGCCCATCGAGTCTGTTGAGTTGTACAAATGGTAACGACATGGTTCCTCTTTACGGTATATCCAGGGTCGCGGTTGCGTCCAGCTCAGCCGCCGCGATCGTTGCGGAAGTGGCATTCACTTCCGTGAAATTCAGATCCGAGCCCAATGGCTCGTCGGGTAGTCTCGCTTCGATCTGCAACAGCGCTCGGATGACGGCGCCTCGCGATCTCTCGCGATCCCCGGTGTGCCAGCCCGCGCGCTTGACCACAGCACGCGGGCCGTGCGACAGGTACACGGCGCGCCACCACGCGTCGAACAACAGCCGGCAGGACTTGTACTGCGCGATCTCGTCCTCCGCATTTGCAGAATCATAAGCTTTGATGTACACGGTGAACAGCTCCTTAAGCGTACCGAGCGACCGCGGACAGAAACCCATCTCGCCGGCTTCGAGCGGACCGATGTCGCCGCTCCTGTCATCGCCCGGAACCCACACGATCCGATTGTGGCCTTCGCGTGTTACCTCCCTGCGACCGAAGTGGTTCGTGGCCGGGGTAGACTCCGCGGTAAAACGAGCCCCTACGTCGTCGAGCAGTTCTTCGATCGGGAAGGTGTTCACTTGAACACCTCCTCGAATTCATCCGTAAGCGCCGCAGTCAACGCAGCGTCAAGGTCATCAGTGATCTCGTCTGGCAGGATCTGCCGCCGCGGTGCACCGTTCGCGCGGTCAAGGTCGTGTAGCGCGTACTGGTTCTTTGCGACAGTCCTAACCACCAGCTTGTTGCCAGCTCGAGCGTGCCACGTTTCGATGTTGCCGGCAGCGTTCTTCAGTGGTCGTTTACCTTCGGCAGTATCCGGCCACGCCGTACCGCTCGGGTCCTGCCCCGCGGCGGCGGTCTTCTTGATCACGGCGTGCTGCGCACGCGCAATCCTGGGCGCAGCGTCCGTGACCAGCGTTGTGAGCTTGAGGCATCTAGCCGCGAAATCTTCAGGTTCCACGGCCGTTCCGATCTTGTTCGCGGCCGATCGATCGGCGAACGTCGGCGCCGACGAACGGTGACGCTTCCGAGTAGTGTCGAGGGGCGCCCTTCGTCACCGCCGTGGCATCCTCGTCATCCCGCAACGGCAGGTCGAACAGACCGTCTACAGCGTTCGCGGCTTCGGCTACCTCTTCCTTTGCGGTGTCGCGTTCCGCGATAACCTCGGACATCTGCTGATCCATCGGATCGACGCCGAGCTTGCGATAAGCCGCAGGCGACACAATGGCCGCCAGCCAGTGCCGCACGGTGGCCGGCACCGGGTCCGCGAAGGGTGCGTAGTAGCGCTTTCGCAGGCGAGCGTCCAGCCACCGCGACTCGGCTTCGAGGCGCATGTCCAGCCAGCCAGGGTACCTGGCTTCGAGGTCAATGATCGACTCGTCCGTCATCGTCGAATACCGACGAAACGATGCAGTGGGATCAGTGTCCGAGTAGACCAGGTACCCTGCCATTTACGCAGCTCGCAGCCGGAAGATCGCGAATGGGTGGCCGGTGGTGACCGTGTTGCGGCCGCGGACCAACCACTGCAACCAGCCGGTGCGCGCGAACTCAGGAGTGTCCACATCGTTGTTGTAGAGGACTTGGAAGTCCTCGCGAACACTGTAGATCAACCCGCCGATGTCACTGTTAACAACGTCCGTGCATACGAGGTAGCACGTCGAGTCGGACCCGCCGAATGCCGCCCCGAGCTCCGGCGCCTCCACTGGCTCCCCTAGCCCGAACTTGCGGACCACCGCACTGATGTCGCCGCTGCCGCCGCCGGAGCTGGCAGCCTGGGCGATGTATTGAGCACTGGTGAGCTGTTGGATTCGAGCAGCCGCCATTGGCGGATGCACGATCGCTTTCGGCACCAAGTTCCTTGGGGCCTGGCCGTTCGGGACGGGAATGCCACCGCGTACGTACGCGAGCGCGTTTGCCAGCACCTGCACCGCCGCATCCACAGTCCCGGCAGTCAGGTCGTATCCGGACAGGTCGTTCGAATACGTTCCGGCGCCGGCGCCGAGATACGGGTTGACATGGTGCGCGTCAGAGAAGAACGGCACGCCGTCGTACGCGTTCGGGTTCGCGAGCAGCGTCTGCGCGACTCGCATCTGAGGCCACCAAGCCATGTACGCGCCGATCTGGCGACTCCACTCGGTTGCCGCGTTGATGCCGTTCGCGTCTTTGTCCTCGAACTCAGACCGATGCAACATCAGGCCGCGACCTGCGAAGTCGTGTTCGAACTCGTGCTGATGGGACATCAGCTGCTCGAAGTTCATCTCACCGCGCTCGAGCGTGGTGATCTGCGCGGTGTCCAGCATCCACGACAAGCGCTCGCGCTTAGTGTCACTGGTTCGCCGCTTGGTCATGACCTGATACCACAGGCGGGCGGCAAGCCCATCGTACGCCTGTTCACTCACAAGCGTCATGTTGTCTTCGAAAGTGGCAAGCCACTCGGGTGTCAAAAGCATTTCTCAGATCTCCTTTACGCCGCAGCCTTAGGGGTGTACTCGAGCACGACGCCCACCAAGATCAGATCGTCAGTCTGCAAGGTGTCATCAGTTGGCTTGAGTGTGAGGGTGAGCGAACAGGGTGCTGCCAGCGTGTTAGCTGGCACATTCGCTGCGGCAATCGTGCGAGTGACGTGCTGCTGCGTCTTGGACGTTGCGTCACCGACCATGGCCGACGATGCTCCGCCCGCGTCCGCGTCCGCGTCGACCAATGCGCCAACGACGTTGAAGAACGCGCCGACATCGAAGGTCGTTGCGTCACCCGGGGTAGCGCCAACCTTGGCGGCTTGCAGGTGAACGACCACATCCGCGGACTCGTCCAGGTCGGACGGGAGCGCCACGGTCACGGCGAATTCCTCGTACGAGTCATCCGTCGCGTTGTTCCAGCGGATCCCGCACACCTTGGACAAGGCGGTGTCAAAACCGTCCGCGCCATCTGCGACGAACGCCGGGATTTCGGAGCCGTCCGACACCCGGAACGCGTTCAGCGGGATCGGCATGAAACGGTTCTGCGCAGCGATTGCCGCGGCGGATGAACCGATGCCTGCGCCGGTCGGGCCCGTCACGGCATCGCCGGCGGACACGAACACGCGGCCACCTTCGAGCTTCAAGACTCGGCCCGCTACCGATCGGCCAGTGTCGAGAGTGCTGACGGTGTTGCCATCCTTGATGAACACCTCACTACCGACTTCAGACTCCGTGACGTTGTTCGGTGCCGAGTCGTTGAGCCACCCGTGCGTTTTCGTTTCCTCGAACAGATCAACCACCGTGGTGGTCGTGCCGTCACCGGTGA